TTGTACCCTTATAAGAAAATGGTTCTTTACCTATTTGGTGTCTGTGTTCAGCAAAATCTTCAGTAGACAAACCAACCTCCTCGTCGTTTTCAGTCATAACAATAATTTGTGTTGGCATAAAAACAAGATTATCATCCCAATCAAAGGCATAGTATTTTGAGTCAGGAGTTCCTTCTACAGTTACCCCCTCATTTAAACTTTTACGTTTTAAATAATTAAATACATGTCTTTTAACGTCCATTACTTTTGAAGTTTTAGTAATAATTTTTCTAATTGAGATTCAGTTAGAATGATGTTTTGTTTTTTTTGAGAAAACGTTTTAGGACTCACTTGTTTATCACCTAAAGACTCCTTAATTAATTTCTTTTCAATTTTCATATTCTTTTTATTATGGTATATATGGGGGAATATTTCTAAACCCCCATTTTATTTTTTTATTTATACGTCGTCAAAAGACGCTCCCGTAGGTGTGATAACAAACTCAATGTCAATGTATTCTAACGCTCTTGTAGGTTTCAAATAGATTTTACCTGTTAAAGTGTTTGAATCCAAATCTTCAGGTGTGTTTGAAACTGCCACACGGAAATCAATTAAACCTCTATCTCTTCTAATTGAATCCAAGATTGGGTTAACAGAATCTAAAAAGTCTTGTCTTACTTTTTGATCGTTTTGTTCAAACAATAATCTAATTGCTACTGCTGAAATTAATTTACGTGCTTGTAATAACAATCTTCTAACGTTGATTCTATCAAGTGCAGATTCTTTAATTTGCATTGTTTTGTTACCCCAAATTACAGTACCTACATCAGAGAAAGTAGCAATTGGATTAATTCTACCTTTATATAAGGTATCTCTATCGTCTTGTGTTAATTTACGTCTCGCTCTAATTGCGTTAACTAAACCTCTTGTGTAACCCGCAGATGCGAACCAAGGGAATGCGATGTTATCGGTTAATGCTAAATTCTTAACAACTTCTGAAGTTGGTGGAATATAGATTTGTGTGTTGTTAACCGCATCTCTTGTTAAAATCCAAGGATAGTATGATGCCGTATAGTTAGAATCAATACCTGTTTCTTCTAAGTTATCAACTACTTGTTGTGGGTAAATAAGTCCCTCTTCAATATCGTTGTATGTCGGTAAGAATAAGTCAAAATCGGGAGTTGTACAGATATAAATTGAATCCGCTCTATCCGTTTCAATCATATCAATAGCCTCCTCAACTAAATTTGAGTTGTTCACGTAGTCAATTCCTGGTGTAGTAAATATGTTAATATTTGTTGCTTCAGGATTTGCAAATGTGTTTTGTCCCCATTTATATGCGTAATAGTCAGTATTAGCCCAATTTTCTTGGTTAGGTCCTGATATTGCTTTGAACGCTCCCCATCCTGTTGCGGTTGGGTATGTAATACTTGGTTCAGCACCATATTTAAAACCTGATTGTCCTAGAGCATATTGATCTCCGTTTGTTCTATATTCTCTATATATGTCCCATCCATCAAAACCTCCGTAAGCCATTAAAGTAAACTTACGAGTGTTTAATCTATAGTAAGGACTAGAAGTATCTGTTGGTTCAGAATTAAATGACCCAACACCAACCTCAAACGCTGATTGTCCTGATGTTGCGTAACCATTAGCGATTGTTACTACAGTTGCCCCACTATCCATGTGGAATCCTTTAGTAATATATCCCCAATCCATACCAGTAGTGTCGGTACCTAAATTAGCAGGTAATTGTTTACCCTTATATTCAAAGAAATCATAATCAATTCCTGATATGTTTGATATACCTAAATATGCCTTTCTTGGGTTTTCACCACTTGATATTACAGGATTGTCTCCACCATTAGAAGAACCAAAAGGAGGGTTATAAACAACGTCACCAGGTTTAAAATATTTAGTTTTATAAACTAAATATGGAGGAGTTGCGTTAGCGTACTCTCTACTAATATATCCTTCAAATCCACAAGGAAGAGCATCTATTGGTGCTTCGTCACTCATTTCTAACATTACATATTTAGAATTAACTTTGTATTCTCCGTTTGATGTTCCTATCTTATTAGCCACGTAATTGTTATTAGACGGATCTAAAGAACAATTAGTAAAACTTTCAATAACTCTTGGGTTTTGATCGGTATCATAAAAATCTCTTATGAATACATCAAAGGTACTTGAGTTAAATGATATATTACCAATTGACATCTTTACAAGTCTATTTGCCGCATTTCCGTCAGAAATTAAAACAAATTTAAATAACTTATAAACTTTATTACCTCTAAGTTCTGAAACCAAAAACGGAGTTGCTGGTGTTTGATACTGCTCTAAATAGAATCCTATTGAATCGGTATCTAAAGATCTTGCTCCTGGCAAATCAACCAAATCACAATATAATCCTCTAATCATTCCTGATCTATAACCTGTAGTTAAAAGACTCGTATATGTTTCTTCAACAAATAAAGGAACTTGAGTTCTATCTTTACCGAAGTTACTTCTTCCAAATACTTTAGAAATAAAGTTTTTGTCTGATGACAACATTGATGTTTGGAATTCAAACACGTTACCGTCAAACGATACTCCTGAAATTGAGAATGGTAAATAAGGGTTTTTAGTAACTGCAGAATATGAACCTGTACAAATCATTTGTACGTCGGTAACACCTGTTACTTCATACGCTGGACCTGACTGAGTTGAGTTATAATTAGAAATACCTCTTGATCTTAATGTTGCAACGACTAAATCGTCATAAACCAAATAAGGTGATCCCGAATAATTTGTTGTATAAAATGCACATCTACCACTAAATATACCACCACCTAAACTAACGATGTTATTTAATGATGTTCCAAATCCTTGTCCATCGTATGTATTAATATCATTTAATCCTTGTGTATAATTAAACAATGCATAATACCAAGCATCGTTTGATGTTGCTGTAAGATTTGACGAGGCAAAATTAATGTTGTTTACACCGAAAGTTTCTGTGTACGAACTAAATGGGTTAAAGGTTGCTCCTGTTACCGAATTTATTGTTGTTGAACTAACACTTCCCCAAAATACTGAACTTGAACCTGCGGTTGGTGATGCAATATTAAAAAGATTTATTTGATTTGCAATATAAACTCTTAAATCGGAACTTATTGTTGATGTCCCCCCATTAAATTGTGTGTATGTATTATAAAAATTATTATTTACGTTAAGTGATGATGGTACATTTGTTAAAGTAACATTGGTACTTGTACCTGTTGTTCCTGTAAATGTTACATACACAGGACCCGTTACTCCTGTAGCCACTAAAGTTGATGGGTTAACGTTACCTATTGTTGTGATTGACCAAGATGGTCCTGCGTCGTATCCTGATAATCCTAATACTCTTGTTACAAAAAGTTGATTTGATTGTTGTAGGTATGCCTTAGCAATATATGCCAATTCATATTTAGGTATTTGTGTGTTAACGAATTTTTCAGGACTTGTTCCACCAAAATATACTTGGAACTCGTCAAAGTTCGTAATAAATATTGGTTCAAAAGCGGGACCCTGAAGAGTTTCACCAACTACACCTAAAGTTGTTACACCTACACTTTGTGCAACAAAAGTTAAATCTCTTTCTGAAGTATAGACTCCAGGTGAAACGAAAACTTTGTTTGATGATGCCATTTTTTTCTGTTTTATTAAGCGTTTTATTTTTTTATATAAATACCCTGAAAAAAACCAAAAAACTTTACATTTAAATAATATTTATTATATGGTGAGAAAAAATTCTGCCTTTTTTCTACCCACACTTAAAAGAAAAATATGAAAAAGATAAAAAACATAAAAATATCAATTGAGGCTCATCAAATCCTAAAAAGTTATTGTGATGATAATGATTTAAAAATGTATAAGTTTTTAGAATCATTAATTAAAAAGAATTGTGAGAAAAAAAAAGATATATACGGGGAGTAATTAGACTAAGTACGAGGTGGCGTTAATATTGGCTTTTTGTGAATTATCTATCTTAACTACAATAATTTTTAAAACGTCTTCGTCATTAATTTGGATTAAATCTAAATCGTCACCAACATAGTTGTTATTAATATAAACAGAATATGATGAAATATTATCTGTTGAATTTATTTTAATGTCCGCTTGGTATCTAAACACCTCACTTAATTGTGTCACACCACTTAAAAAATTAATATCTAAATCAAAAAAATTAGGTTTAGGTGGTTCAATTGTAACTCTTCTACTTTTAACTTTTGTATCAACCTCAAACATAGTTACTTGTCTTGTGATTGCTGGAGAAATTTGAAACTCCTCCTCGTCAATTAAAAGTCCCTTCATTGTAAACTTATAATTTGCAATATAGTATTTTCTTTTTTCTAAATCTTTTGCCGATTCATCGGAAACATCATCCAACACAATTGGAATGTAGTGTCCCTTTATTTGTTGATATGCCTGTTTAGATGTGAATGTTTGCATTACAATTTTATTAAACTCATTGAGCTCCCTCATTCTATTACAGAATATTTTTACATTATAAGTAATATCTACAGGTATTGGTTGTGGTATTTTATAAACGTCAGCCCCCTTTCTTTGCCCGTCCCAAGTGGGTACCGTGTAATAAAAAAATTGTCGTCTATTTGGTATGTTTGCTGCTCCTCCTTGAAATGTTCCATATTTTACTTCCGGCATTCTAACCGTAGCAATAAATGGTAATGAAACGTTATTATCTAAATCTTGAAAATTCCAAGTTTCGGTAAACTGAGACCAATTTTGGTTTGTTATTATTTTATTAATTGTTGGTACTTTTTTTTCACTTACAACTAACTGTAATTTGTCCTTAACAAAATCTAACATTCCTAAATCTAAATCTGCGTGTAGAACCCCTTTAGGTAAAAAAGTGCCGTCATTGGTTATGTCGTCTAACATTTCCTGTCTTCTTTCCCTACCAACTTTTTCAGGTATTAAAGGTAAATGTTTTTTTATTTTTTTAGGTAATGCCATTATTATAATCCATTAAATTCGTTATTATTTACAGGTGCTCCAATTATTGATCGATAAAATGGTTTGTACCCCCCATAGGTGTGTTTATTATCCGAAACAACACGACCGTCGTTAACTACAGAATAATATCTGACTTTTGACTCTGTTTCGTAGTAACCAATATAATCACCGTAAGCAATTTCAACACCTAAATTATCTAATTCATTTTGGTAAACACCTATCTTAATATTTCCTGGTTCTGTTTGTGATAATTTAGAAGAACCATAATCTGCATTTGTAGGAGCCTCAATTTGAACATATCCCCTAAACTCAACGGGAGGTAAGTATTGTATCGTATCTTCTAAAGCTTCACCATAAACGTCGTCGTTATTGGTTCTTTGTCTATCTACTCTATAAAGAACTAAAGTAAAATTCATATCCCCAACAAGCCACTCTTCACCCATTGATATGTCTAAGTCAAAATCTTGTTCAGAAAAAAACTTATTTAATCTAGTAATTGGAACTTTATTATCACTCATATATTATAAATACTTTAATTGATTTTTTATAATTATTTTGTTATTTTTATTTATAACGATATGGAAGACGTAATTTTAAAAACTCCTGAATCAAGAGCTCAACATTTATTAGATAATTATGTTGGGTCAAATAACTATATACTTAATTTAAAACATAAAAAAGAAAATAGTAAGTCTTTTACCTTAACGAGGGCTCAGTCAGAATACATCATAAACTTTCACGGAAGAACACCAAAAGTTGCTAAAAAATGGGTTAAACTTGATTCGTATTTTGGTAAAAAAATGATGGAGGAGAAAATGTACACAAAAGAACCAACAGAAATATACGTTGAAAAACTTTTGGTTGAGAAGGATAAATCTTACCATATATGGGGTAAAATATTTAGTGGAGATACTATCCACGATTTTTGGTTACCTAAATCCGCACTTATAAAAGATAACGAAGTAAAAAACGTTGTTGTTGATTATACAAAATATAATCACAGACTTCCAATGGAGCATCAAAAAGAATCAATTCAAAAATTAGTTGGTAATAAAAAATTCATATTAGCTGATGATATGGGACTTGGAAAGACAACATCAACAATTATAGCCGCTCTTGAGACTGGTGCAAAAAAAATATTAGTAGTTTGTCCCGCATCTTTAAAAATTAATTGGCAACGTGAAATTGAAAATTATTCAGATAGAACCATATATATTGCAGAAGGTAAGAAATTTTCAGATGAACATGATTTTGTTATAATAAATTACGACATATTAAAAAACTTCCATGATCCAAAAAAAGTGGACGAATCAACAATTTTAAACGCAAAGTTTGATTTAGTAATTATGGATGAAGCACATATGATATCTAATCCGCAGGCTCAAAGAACAAAAATAGTTAATGATATTTGTGATAAGGTTGAAAGGGTTTGGTTATTAACAGGAACACCAATGACATCACGACCGATGAATTACTATAATCTTTTAAGTTTAGTTGAGAGTCCTGTGGCATCTAATTGGATGGCTTACGCAAGAAGATACTGTAATGGGTTTCAGTTTAGTGTAGGTAGAAGAAAAGTGTGGAATGTTACAGGGGCATCCAATTTAGATGAACTAAGAGAAAGAACACAATCACATATTCTTAGAAGATTAAAAGAAGAAGTTTTAGATTTACCCGATAAAATCATTACTCCCGTTTATTTAAGATTGAAGTCTAAAGACTATGAAGAGCTCATGGGTGAATACTATAATTGGTACGACAATAATTCAGAAGAGTCATCCTCACTTACAATACAGTTTGGTAAATTAATGAAAGTTAGAAAAGTGATTGCTGAAGAGAAAGTTAAAAACACTATTGAGTTAGCAGAAAATATAATTGAACAAGGAAAAAAAGTTATCATATTTACTAATTTTACTGATACGTTACGAACCATTTATGAACATTTTGGAAAACAGGCGGTTTATTTAGACGGGTCTTGTTCAAAACCTCATCGCCAAAAGTCCGTTGACGACTTCCAAGAAAATGACAAAATTAAAGTCTTTGTTGGTAACTTAAAGGCTGCGGGGGTCGGTATTACTTTAACTTCAGCGGAAGCGGTTATAATGAATGACTTATCGTTTGTTCCTGCAGAACACGCACAAGCAGAAGATCGTTCACACAGAATAGGACAAAAAAAATCAACCTCAGTTTACTACCCTCTTTTTGAAAACACAATAGAAGGGGCAATTTACGACATCCTTAGCAGAAAGAAAAAGATTATATCAAAGGTTATGGGGGATGACATGTTATTAGACGACGCATCTTCAATAGAAGAAATGTTAACTATAATTTCTAATGGTAGGTGATATTTATATATCATGGAGGTTGAAATTAAATATGATGGGTGTACCCCAACCAAAGAAGAAAAAATACTAATTAATCGTTTTATTAATAATCTTAAGAAATCACATCCTCTTAACGATGACGTAACTATTGTGTTCCAAACGGAAAGATCGGAAAAAATGACAACGGGAGTTAGAACCAATAATCATAAATTAAAAATATTAGTTAAGGATAGACTTAATAGAGATATTTTAAGAACGGTTGCCCATGAGTGGGTTCACGAACACCAAAGGAGTGTTTTAAAAAGAAAAAAACAAAAAAATATTGGAAGTGAGAACGAGAATGAAGCCAATGCCAAATCCGGAGAAGAAGTAAAAAAGTTTGAAAAAACAAATAAAAAATTAGAAAAAACTATCTATTCTAGATTTAGTGAGGAGATTTCTAAAATAGAAAGTATTTTAAATGAAGAGATACCAAGTAATCGTAAAATCATTTCAGAAATAAAAAAAATAAGTATAGAAAATTTACCATACGATTACGATTCTTTAGGTTCATTTATAGATGATGAAACTATGAAAACCCACTACACTAAACACTATAAGGGGTATGTTGAAAAATTAAATCTTGAGTTAGAGAAAGTATCGGGTAAAGATATGGACATAGAAGAAATAATAAAAAAAATATCAAGATTTAATAAAAAAGTTAAAAACAATGGGGGTGGCGCATTCAACCACGCATTATTTTGGAAAATGATGACACCTAAAAAAACAACCCTTAAAAATCCATTATTGTTTAAAATTGAAAAAACTTTTGAATCTGTAGAATTGTTTAAAGAAAAGTTTGAGGAAATTGCAAAAACTAAATTTGGTTCAGGTTGGGTATGGTTAATATTAACTAAAAATAATACATTAAAAATTGTAACAACACCAAATCAAGATAACCCATTAATGGATACTGAAAAGAATGGGGGATACCCGTTACTTGGTTTAGATATATGGGAACACGCATATTATTTAAAATATAAAAACGAAAGAGATAAGTATATTCACAACTTTTGGAAAGTGGTGAATTGGGATTTTGTTTGTGATGTATATGTATCGCAAACAAAAAAGAAGATATAATGATTTTATTTTTAAATACAAAGATATTTATATAATAAAACATCTATGGCAACTACCGTAATTATTACAGAACCAGAAAGAAGTAGGATGTACAAAAGAATTAGAAATCTTTTGGGTGCCCCTTTACGTTCAGTGGAATTAGAGGACGAACAACTTGATTCCCTTTTAGAACTTTCAATTGAAGATTATGAACAGGCGGTTCAAGATTGGTTAATAGAATCCCAATGGGCATCTGTTGCTGGATTAAATGTTGAGGAACAGTCAATAGCAAGAGCCCTTACAACTAAAGACATGAATTGGGAAACCCAATACACATACGCATATTCAAAGATAGTTGGGTTGCAGGCTGGAGGAGACTGGGTTTTAAAAAAAGACTACATAGATTTAGTACCAAACCAACAAGTATATGAAATACCTGCTTGTCGAGAAGTTAATGAACTTTTATGGTTTAGCCGATCAGAATTAGATGCGGCTTACTTCGACCCGTTTATGGGTGGTTTTGGTGGTATGGGTGGTGTTGGTTTAGGTGGTGGTGCGGGGTTTTCACAAATGGGAAATTCGGGTAACTATTTTGTAACATCAGCATTTGATATTCTTTTAAGAATGTCTGACATAAATATTAAAAAAAGAATTATAACAGGAGATTTAACCTACAGAATAACAGCATTACCTGAAGGTAAAAAGGCGTTACATCTTTATAACGTTCCTGGCGGTAAATTTGATTTTGGTACTATAAAAAATAAAGGATATAAAGTTTGGTATTGGTATTACGAAACTTGTGATAGAGAGGATTGTTTGGCTAATAATCCTGACGTTATACGACTACCCTCCGATGTTTCGGTTGAAAGATTAAGATGGGATAAATTAAATTATCCTGCACAAACTTGGGTTAGAAGATGGTTTACCGCTTATTGTAAAGAAACATTAGCAAGAGTTCGTGGTAAATTTAGTGGTAACTTAAAAACCCCTGACTCAGAATTAACTTTAGAATACCAAAGTTTACAAACTGAAGCCAAAGACGAAAAGACGATGTTACAAGAAGAATTAAAAACAAGACTTGAAAGGATGCGTCCTGAAAAACTTATGGAGGCAAAGGCACTTCAGGCGGAAAATCTTAATAAGTTATTAAAATTCAGAGCATTCACAAGTCCTTATAACGTAATATAATTTTATGGCAATATTTAGATCACAACCATCAAAAAGAATAATAAACGGAAACGAAATTGTAACATCAGATTCTTCTGTTGTTACAAATAAAATTTACAAAACTGATGGTGAATATGTTATCGTTATAAAAGATGTTGATTTTTGTGAACTAACATTAGACGAAAACACTACAGATCACGTAGTAATAAAATCATTAACTCACGTTTTAGTTAAAACAGATAAACTAATAGATGGTGAATATAATGAAGTTGAACTCGACAAAGGTTCTTGTGTCGAGTTCAAATATATTGGGGGTGATTGGTATATTCTTTCTTCAGACGGTTTAAAAAACTCTTAGTTACTAAGTTTCAAAAATGTGAGTCATTAAGTCCCCGTCTACATCATACTCAAAGATGTCATCCACATCAACCTTCTCAACTTTTTTAGTTTCAAGCATTAATTTATTATTGTGATTAACCCTACCTATATCCACTAAATCAATAGTATCGTCTATGTACATATAGTACGGATCAATACCAACAGATTGCCAAAAACTAATCTCCATATCCGATAAGGTTAAAACCTCATCTAAATTATCTTGGTCCTTTTCTTTCATTGGAAACCCTCTACCCATAACTGTTTGTGATTTGGTAAATATTGGTTGGTCTTTAGGGTCTTCAATTAAAATGTCATTTCTAATCTCAGGACTATACACTACAAGTAACGGTTCAATTCTTTTATTAAATGCTGCTAAATATCTTGGTACGTTGTATTCACCTAACAAGTCAGGATTATCTTCAATTTCTTTTTCATCAATCATATAACAATTCAAAATTACCTCACTTTTTGATAACATTTCAGGTGGTACTGCACCATGAATGTTTGTGTAATCTTCTATTTGTTTTTTTGTCATTTTGGTTGTCTTTCTTTGGACATCACCGTGTGATTTCTTTTCACCATTATTAACATAATATATTGTATCACCTAATCCAGGATTTTTCCCATTGTTAATTAAAAGTTCCATATGTGCCTGTCTTGACATTAAACTTCCTGACTTTGTTGTTTTTTTTACGTGAACCTTATAATCGTCTATTGATTGTTTAACACGAGCCTTGTTTGCTATCTTTGCTAAAGGAATTTCTCTATTGTAAATTTTATTAACATATTCATAATAGAAATCTAAGAACTCACCACCCTTACCGTCAAGTAACATTCTTAACCCTTTATCTAAAAATTCCGCAACATAGGTTTGGAGTTTTTTAGATTTAATAGAGTTACCTGTAAGTTTAACTTTACCTTTATCTGTAAGTAATGCGTAGTTTTTACGAGCCACGTTAATTGTTGCCGGCCACACACCGTCAATATCAAGTCCCATTTCATTTCTCATAAACAAGTCATTGTACTCTGCAACATCAGCTTCCGCTCCCACATATTCTTTACCCTCTTTAACCAAACCATTTAACCCTTTACCAACATACGTATAAGATTCTCTTTCTTTAGGGGTTTCAAAGTTCACACCATCCGTGTCCATAACTAATGGAACGTAACCTCTTTTCATAAAGTACATAATCATCTGACGAAGGTACTGTCTACCCGTACAAGTAATCTGTTCACCCATATCAATATCACCCCAAGGAAATACGTGAGGAGCGGATAACGAACCAAAGAATGCGTTGATGAATATTTTAATTGGTAACTGTTTTCTATCGTATGAGATTGATGCCTTTAAGTCTATTGATTTATATTCACCAGCCAAGTTTTTATATTTAATACGAGTATCACGGAAATACTTTAACATACTCTTCATTGCTCCTGTAACATCACACGCAGGGAAAACATCGTGAACCAACTGAATAGATGGGTATAGTGATGAGTAGTCAAGTTTCAATACGTTTCTTGAATAACCAACCTGAACCAAACGAGAAAGTCCTCCTGTGAATTTTCTTTTTTCTTTCTTTTTAGGTAGTGCTAAATTGTTTTTATAGGACCAAGCACACATAATCATTTTCCAAAGTGTTGCTGTACCCATTGTTGAAAGTCTTTCGTATGTTGTTGGTACAAGTTTAGAAAGTAAGAAGTTTGCTTGATTAAACTGTTCGTCAACAATCATAGTTTCATATAAGTCATCATCAAGATAATCCTCAATTATTTTTGAACCATTAGTTTTAAAATATACATCATCTCTTCTTGAACATATCTCATCTATTTTTTCATTGGTACCAACCTTTTTATAATTACCGTTTTCTTTATTCATCCAATAATCCTCATTGTCAAAATAAATTTTACCTATTTTATCTCCTGCAACGTAGACACGATTCTCTTTTTCTGCCTCAATAAATTTGGTAATATACTTCAAGGACCAACTTTTAATGTCTGAGTTTATTGCCTGTGCTCTACGAACTGCGTGAGCAATATCAATAATATTGTAACCCCACATTTGTGTTTGAACGTAAGGTTCCATTTCGTTTGCTAATTTTAACATCCCGTCTTTTTGTTTTAAAGAATGATCAGGATTTAAAGTTTTTGCAATTTTTTTAATATTTAATTTTAAAATTTCTGCACGTTTTAAAATAAATGGGAAGTCAAAGAATGCTGAGTTGTACCCGCCGACAAGGGATGGTTTAAGTTGGTCTATAGTTTCAAAAAACTCAATAATCATTCGTCTTTCTTCATCTTCATTTTGTGCCGATAAAGATTTCATAAAACCACGATTGTCTTTCATCCCTATCAAGAACATTTTACTTGTCTTAGGATCTAAACCTGTGGTTTCAATATCAAATACAAACCTGTGAATCTCATCGTATTCGTCAAACCCTTTAAATAGTCTTTTACTTTTTTGGATGAGGTATTGTTCTACCGGTGTCATAATGGTGATTGCGTCTGAGTTATCCCTATTCCAAGGATCTAAACCACCACCTTTAAAAAAGTTTACAAGGTTTGAGTAAGACTTTGTTGTTTTAACTAAAAACGTTAATCCGTTTTTTAACCTTTCGTCTCCCCTGTCTTCTAATTTTTCTATGATAATGCCGTTTTCAGACATCGCCTTTTTTTGAAACTCCTTATTACCTTTATAGAAGTTTTTATCTTTAAGATCACCAACCCAAGCAAATGGAATGAAAGTATCCATTCTCAAAAGTTTACCTTTGATTGGATCTTGTATTACCTTGAAAATTTTATCTGATCTGTAATCGTATTCTAATGCGACAATATATTTTTCGTCGTCTTCGCCATGTAAAAAGCGTTCAATTTCTTCTTGAGGAACCATATTTGTATAATTTAAGTTTGGGTTATTATGCTCACAAAACATTTGTGATTTCCCTTTGTTAAAACATACAAGTTATGATGTCAAATGTCAAACAATATTTATATAAAGATTTTCTCTGATTGGGGCAGCCAATTCCCCGTTTTCTAATATTATTGAAAATTGTCCGATAAACCTACCCTTTTTATTGGTATCTCTACTATCCCATTTATAGTATATATAATACTCAACAGGAGAGTCGGGGTTTCTTCTTTCTTTTTCAACTAAATAAGCGTTATTCATAAATATTTTTTGTACACCATCACCCTCATTAATCATAGAAAACCTTAATGTTGCGTTATCTAAAATAGAATAGAACTCTTTCCAAGATTCTGTTCTACCATCTCTTACAACATCCATTTTTAAAATTGGTAATGTACTATCTTGTTGTATAAAAAATTCCATTATTTTATTTATTTATTTATTTAAAATTTTATTACCCACGAGGGATTGCTGGTGAAACCGCTCCACTATTATTTTTTAATGAATCAAAATAATTTAAATTTCTTTTAGAGTATTCGTTTCTTATATCGTTATGTAAAAATTTTGATTTTAATATTTTTTGGATATGGATTTCCGCACTGTGAGGGGTAACTTTATCAACGTCTTTTCCATTATAACCAACAAGCTGTAGATTTTCTCTTATTGCGTTTTCAGGATTTATAACTTCGGTATTTTTTATTGATTCCATTATTTTTCTTGTAGCATTGCCTGATTCAATCTCTTCTTGATACTTTTTATTGTCTTCAGTTTTTTTCTTTATAGAATCTGTTAATTCGTTTTTTTTTATTTCACTTTCCTCATCGTTTTTTTCTTTTAAACCATTTAATTCTTTTTGATCTGAATTAATAGATTTAATTTTTGAGTTATATTTTCTCACTTCTTCTGTTACCAAATCGTCTATTGTTTTTAAAATAATTAAGTCAATTCCTGTAGTAGTTAAACTAGGGTGTGTTTTTCTTGGCAATTCGGCGTCTGCAATATCTTTTATCTTTGTTCTTGTAGTTGTCATATTAATAGTATTTTATTTATTATGAAACAGGACTTACCGCAACTAAAGCGGGTGACCCATCTAAGTAAATTAATTTTAATGTTGATGTTGAGTCATTTAATAATGTGCAAGTATAATTGTTATAAACGTGGGTTGCCGAAGTAAAGTCCTCACTAACATCATATTGTATTACATTATATTGGAAACCGTCACCAACTATGTTCCCAATAAAATTGTTAAATATATTATTATTATTAAAATTAGATCCAACCTCATTACCGTAAGTGTGATCACCAAACTTATTATCGTATACATTATCACCCCAAATATTTCCAGCAACAAAAAACTGACCAAAATAATTACCAATTGTATTATGAACAAAGTCAACACCTATAGTATTACCAAAGAAACTAACTCCAGCAATATTTGATTCAAAACCGGGACTTATTTGATTAAACCAAGAAACTTCTCCAATTTTATTATATGCTGCATTATCATTGATTTGGTTTAAATTGAAAAAGTACCCAATATCATTACCAGCAAAATACACTCCTAATATATTTTCTTGAAATAAATCACCAATTCTATTATAATTAAATCCGTCGCCTATTGTATTTGTATTACAACCCCAACCTATTTGATTATTATTGTATCCTCCACCCGAAGTATCGTATGTTACATTGTAAATAAAACTATCCCCAATTGTATTTTGAATAAAATTATTTCTAATTATATTTCCACCATCTCCAAGATTAGGAGCTTCATTATCAATACCAAAATAGTTACCTATTATATTTGAATTAAAATCATTTAAAATGTAGTTTGAAATTCCTGTATCGTTTAAACTACCAAAATAATTACCTATTTGGTTATTAGTAAAACC